ATATATAGCAGTTTCGCAAACTGACATCAAGTTCATGATTGCGCCAAAATCACCTATCTTTGGTGGGTATAAATTGGCATATCTTAAACCAAGGCCTTGGTTCCATCTTCATAAACTTTTACGGTATATTCAATCATAACGAATCGCCTTTCTCACTGTCTACATTTTCAATGTACACGAATCGAGATAAATGTCAATCGATAATGTCAACTTTGTGGCAAAAAAATGTAGGGGTGGCTCCATTGAAACCTCCCCCTGAGTTTAGAAAACGACAGATAGATTTCACTTTGTCCTCCTCGGGCGAGGAATAGATGATAAATCCAGTGGTTGTCTCAAAAATGTGGTACTTACCATCGAACGTTCTGATTCTATATGTCATGTCATCCTTAATGAACTAAAATCTTTTCTGCCGGCAGTCTTAGTCATCCACTTCATATTGTCTTCCTCGTTAGCACGAATACCAACTTGCGTGTTGTCCATTACCGGCTTGTTCTGATACTTATCTTTCTTAGGACCTTCCAAAATGTCTTCTTGTTCCGACTCATCTACATCATAGAAGCGCATCTTAGACTTGTTGACGCCGATAACAAACCGCTTGTTTTCATTGATATCACTGTATCGGTTCTTCAACTGCTTGACAAGAATCTGGTTCATTTCAACAAGTTCATCAGTTGACATCAGAGCAACCATAAAGTCTACAGTAGCAGGCAAACCAAATGATTCTGAAGTATTATCCAACCCAAGATCAGATGAGTTATAACCATCACGATTTGCCTGAGTGGCTGTGATAATTGGTAGATCAAACTCAACCGCAAGCCCACGAAGTTCTTCCGCAATCGACTTGATATACATGTAACTGTTGATTGAACCGCCCATCTTCATACGAGTAGATGCACAGATGTTTAGATAGTCAACATAGATCACATCTGGCTTGAAGTTCTTTTTGATGCGAAGTTCTTGCAACAGATGTCGGAAGTGTGCAGCACCAGCAGATGATGTTGGATACTCCTTGATAATCAACTTGCCTTGTGTTGATGACTTGATTCGATTGATCTTTTTGTTGAAAGAATCTTTTGGTAGATCACGAAGTTCATCCATCGTGATGTTCATCAAGTTGGCATCAATACGTTCTGCAATACGTTCCTCTGACATTTCCATGGTAATGTATAGAACGTTCTTACCCATGTTCAAGTGATTCGCTGCACAGTGAGTCATAAACATAGTTTTGCCAACGCCTGTGGCCGCCAAAAGGCAAGACAATGTTTTCTTAGATAGACCACCCTTAGTAATTTTGTTGAAATACTTTAGGTCAAACTCTAATTTCTCTTCCTTTAGATGATAGAAATCATAACGCTGTTCAGCATCAGCAAGAAAATCATGACCAATGTTTGTATCAAAAGAGACTGCCAGAGCCTCAGTTAGAATCTCTGGCAACGCCCCTTTACCTCGCTTATCATCTTTACCATCAATAATCTTGATTGAATCCATGATAGCATTATATACAGCACGTTCTTGGCAGAACTTCTCCGTTTCATTGAACAACCAATCAATAGATGTTGCCAAATCTGCGGATAGTGCTTGCACACTATCCTTACAGACCTGATATTCATCTTCATTCATATTTGTTAGTGAAACAAGTTCTGACTGCAAGGCTTCTTTTGTTGGTACCTTGTAGTAGGTCTTTACATAGTTATCGATAAGTCCAAACACGATCTTGTTAGGTCGCGTTTGAAAATATTCATTCTTTAGGAATGGGATCACCATTCTGCAATATTCTTCATTGTAAAGTAGATGCGAAAAGATTACCTGTTCTTCAATCACTCAACTTCTCCATAGATATCTGAAATATCTTCATTGGATACCATATCTTCCTGTGCAAGTCTATAGTTATTCTCAATATATTCCCGAAACGATTTTGATTTCAAAATGGGAAGCCAGAAGTCTTTGGTGTCTGTATCTGCACGACGATAGTTCTTAGCGTTAATCTCACCTGTCTCCATATCAACCTTCTGAAACCACCCATTCTTAGGCTTGATTACATGTCCAGATTCTAGAGCAACATCTAGAAGACCGGACCATGTTGAGATACCGCCCTCAAATCGAACTTCGATGGGAATCTTTGACTTTTCACGAACATACCGAGACTTTTCTACATTGATAATGAAGTTGTAACCAGTAACGTCTGTTCCGTCTTTCTCTTGTTGGCGACCAATGATAAAGATTGTATCAGCTGATAGATATGGCCCCGAACCACCAGATACGATAGCCTTAGGATATAGACCCATTTCCATGTAGATGTGGTTGACCACGACCATAGGAATGTCTTTGATAGTCAAGTGTGGTGTGACAATTCTAAACAGGCTCTTAATCTGTTTCGCACGCGACATGTCTTGCGCATTCTTGCCCGCGAGTGCGTCTTCTGCTTCCTTTTTTGAAGCAAGATTGCCTAGAGAATCTAGCATGATGATCACTTTATCACCTCGGGCGATGTTGTCTAACTGATTCACCAAGTCAAATTTTAGTTGTTCGATGTCAAGAATAGGAGTATGAATAACTCGTGTGGTATCGATTCCCATTGATTCAAAATACTTCTTACCTGCACCAAACTCTGAATCATAAAACAGACATACTGCCTCTGGATACTTGTTCATATAAGCCTTGACTTCTAGTAGACAGAAGAAAGACTTGAAGTGCTTTGACGGTCCACACCACAGGGTTAGCCCTGGTGTAATGCCACCATCTAAACTGCCTGATAGTGCAACATTCAACATAGGAATGTCGGTCTGAACCATGTCCTTTTTGTTAAAGAACTTGGAGTCGGATAGCACATCGGATTCCTTGATTGTGCTTGATTTGCGTAGTTTGTCTAGAATACTCATATAATCTCCTTGGCTTAAACCAGTGTTCACCATATCACTAAATCACTTCTTAGNCAATGTTTTACCGGCGATCTTATATAGTTTCTTGCGAAACTCTTCAATCTTTTCAGCACGATTAGGCCAATGGATGACATCTTTGTCTGCATCCTTGGCTAGATTGTCTAGTAGTGGTATAATGGCTTTGAGCAACTTATCAATTACTTCATCACTCTTGTTTGTTTTAGAGACAACGATAGGAGCAGCAATGTCTTCAGTTGTGGTGGATGTAAATCCAAAATCAAAATCTTCGTCCATTAGGTAAAAAATCCCTCTAGTGTTGCGACCTTCTCTGATTTCCAACCTATGTTGCTAGTAATATTCGTAACAGGATCAAAGAATGCTTTGGTGAATTGAAGGTCATAGTCTATATATTGATGTAGATTTAGTTCGCTTGGTAAGTCTCCAGGGCAAGACAACACATTCTCTCTGAAGACATTAGGAGTTTTCATGTAACAGAACTTGATCTTTTCACCCTCCTTAATTGTCGGTAAAACTCTGTCCAATTTTCTCTGCTTCAGTAGATTGTTATAGACCAACGCACCACGAACATGGATAGGCGTACCATCACTATAGATCGTGCTACCACCATCATACTTACTCAATCCATTACACCCGCGAGGGAATGCTACCTCTTCAAAGGGAAGAGTTTTAAACTCTTTCTTAAAGTCATCAATGAACGCGATCAATTCATCATTGGTTCCTTGCATGATAATCTTTAGGCTCTGCTTGATCTTTTCCCGACAAGAATATGGAGTAGAAGAACGAACGGCTTCGACACCCTTGATGTATAACTTGGGTTCTTCATAACGGAAGCCCTCACTATCATAGACATTCATGATATACTTTTTCTTTGCCAAAAAGATAGCAGTATCAGAGATGTTCTCTCGCTTCATTTTCATCTGATTGACATAAGAGTTCATGTACGTGGTCAAACGATCAAATGATGCTTCAATGACCTTTTCAATCCTTTCTTGACAAACCTTGTTGACGAAATCGGTAATCTTGTGTACATCATTATCATCACCAAAGACAGACTTTACAAGAGGATCCAGTGTCACAAACACCGAGTCTGTGTCACAATACACAACATATTGAATACCATCTGTCTTTAGAATTTTGTTTAGATAAGCATCGATATCATTTGATACCCACTGAATAGTCAACTGACCGGATTTGGTGATGCCTTCCGCATAATCGTTTTGATAATAACGAAAGTTTGGATTGCCAGTCACACCAAAGAGAGCATTGAGAACAATCTTCTTAACATGTTGCAACTTATCAAACCGAGTGATGTTGTTTAAGTTTGCTTTAGATGGCGACTTTTCATTCGCTCGCTTGGCTTCGACCATCTTCTTCTTATACTCCACACGCTCGGAGTATAACTTCAATACCAATTCTGGGAAGATGCCTTGCTTAGTTCGATCCCACAATGCGCCGTTTGCAGTGATCGCAACATTCTTGCTAGTAGCATGATCAATCGCGTTCTTAGGCAGTTTACCATACAGAAGATCGTCTACCGAGGGAACATTGATGTTGCCTCGGTATGTCTCTGGGCTCATATTGCTTTGAACAATAAGACTTGGATATAGACTGTTTACGTCAAAAGTTGCAATCCACTTGTGCATACCCACTTTAGGATCACGCACATATGCACCAGCAAACATGTCATTCTTTTGATATTTTGCAGGAAGTGGAATGACAATGTTTCTATCTAGAAGATAGTTGTGAATGATGGTGTCCCAAAGTAAAATACTTGTGAACATGTCATCATATCGAATCTTGGCATCATAAGAAAGTGTAAGCCCAAGAGCAAGTAGCCCAAGCCTCTCTTCAAGTCTATCGACTAGTAGAACATCGACGATATTATATTCCAGATACTTTTGATAGTTCTCACGACACATTTCAGTCAGACTGGTATACTCAGAGTAGTCCAGTTTGTTCTCTCCTAGTTCCACAAAGGCGATGTTGTCTAGTTTGTAACTGTCACGCTGAGTATAGGTAAACTGCTTGTAGACGCGGAGGTAGTCTAGTACACAGATACCGGCAATACGATATGTCTGTTGATCTTTGTTACCAAACTTGCCATCAATTTTCTTTTCGTCAATAATTCTCCAAGGAGAAAGGCGTTTGACCTCTGTATCACTAAGCACACGAGTGATTCGGTTTACCAGATATGGAATGTCGAAAAACTCCACATTCCATCCCGTGATGATATCCACATCTATAGATGCAAAATAGTCAATGAACTTTTGCAACAGCATACGTTCATCTCGACACTTGATATAACGAACGTTATCTAGGTGTGGCGTATATTCGCCGCAACCAAATGAAACGATTTCGTCTCGAAACTTACATGTGATAGCAGTGATAGGTTGATTTGCTGTAGCGATGTCTGGGAAACCATTTTCTTCACCTTCTGGGGCACATTCAATATCGAGTGTGACCGTTCGAACTTGATCTAGATCATAGTTCATTACGCCTGGATATTCATCATTTAGATAAGCATAGAGATATGACGTTTGACCATAAATCTTCATGCCGCCAACATCCTTGTAGTTGCCTACAAACTCTTTGGCTTCCTTGATATCAGCAAACTGAATTTTTTCAACAGGCATCCCTTGTAGTGTGTGGTACTGAGCATCTTTGTTCTCGGTTCCAATAAAAAGATAAGGAGAATACTGTATCTTCTTTTGTACTCGGCGCCCATTTTCAAATCCGCGAACGAATAGTGTGTTTCCTCGCTGGGAAACTTCTGTGTAAAACTTCATAGTATTTCCTTAAATCAGCGAATGATGTCAATTTCTTTGTTGGTGGTCCACACTTCTTGTTCTGTGCGAATCCTACCGTCAGACTTCAAGTTGTTGTAACGTTTTATGGCCTTCTTACGCCACCATTCGATTATGTTGTCAAGTTCGAACTTATCATAGTTCTCACCTCGAATTAGAGTATCATCTTTTCCGTTAACAAAGTCAACCATATTTTCGAAACCATAGTCAGAAACAAAATATCTCTTTTGTTCCGTAAGACCCTTTGCTTTCTTGATTGTATCGTTCAAAACTTTCAACTGAGGTTCGCCCTTTAGAGAGTTACGAATGATAGACAACATTATATTGGTTCTTTTCATTTTTTTAGAAGAAACTTCATTCGAGGTAAGTCTCTCACCCGTAATGCCTTCAATATAATGCTTAAGGTCGGTGTATTCCTTTGTCGGCAACATAGGCATGAAATCAGAAACGGTCAACCCTTTAAACCTAAGATAAGGTTTCATTCCATCATATTGTGATACAGATTTTGTCGATCCATATAGACTAGTTGTTTCGAATAAACATGTTTCCATGTTATACTTTTTGTTCATCATTTCACGAACTGTATGAGAAGTACAGATGGCAGCCAACAGTTTACCGCCGAGATAGTTAAATCCAAAAGGTTGTGTAGGAACAATAACAAATCCCATCATAGCACAATGATTGAATCGCTGCGCGCCTGTCTTAGACTGTGTGAATACACTACCAAGCATTTCATTACGTGGTTTGCAGTTAATAAAAGGTGAACCAAGTCGAATGAAACCTACAAATTTATCTGTTGTTGTTTCTTTGACAGCCAACAATATAGATCGCCCAGGAATACTAGACATATTCATAAGAGAAGAAATGATATTAAGATATGTGTCCCACACTTTTTGTGGTAGTTCAATGAGTTCAAATTTCATGTCTGCCGGAGACATATCAAAATCTGAGAAAAGGTCTTCTTCTGGACCCATTCCCAAAAGTGTTGCCGCTCTTTCTCGCATGGCATCTAGTTTTTGTTCCCGCATGTATTGATCTATTCGATCAAATCTATCGAAATAATCGGAAAAAACATTTGCGGCGATGATCGCTTGATCTTTGGATATTTTCATCATGTCACCAGTATATCACAAAAAATAAATTAGTAAAGGTATATTTTAAANTTCTGTCTCAGTTCTATTCAGATAACCTTGTGGAGAANTGACAAAAGAAATGCTTTCCCATTTTCCAGAATTTTCTTCAAAAGCAATTTGCTTTTGCCCTTTAAAGCAGTATGAAACTCGCCAGATCGATTGGCATGAAACTCACCAACATCATGCTGTTTTCCTTTTCCCGGGAAATCACTGTTATTTGTTCCATGAAGGTATGCATGTTTATCGTTATGTGCTTTATGCAATATAGAATCTTGATTGTACTTTTCTCCCCATTTTTTTAAATGGTGCAGTAGGTGCCCATTATCATCACCTTTCTTTCCAATTACAAGATAAGAATGTTCATCAACATTTTTTGCATGTGGAGTTCCGTGATTTTCAACGTAACGACCTTTAACATGTACAAGACCATATCCCGCTTTTCTGATATGATGTTCTAATTCTTTGTTATTGCGTTTATTTTCAGAACTTGTGTTTTCGCCTCGATGTGCAGTAATCATACCAATGTTGCGATTTTGTGTATGATTTTGTACACGACTCAAACTTGTTTCGTTGATAATTGTTTTAAAAGTTTTCATAAATTCCCCAAAATCTATATTAGTAAACAGATAAATTTTTGTCTTGCATCGCAATAAGATAATCATTGAGTTTATTGATATAGCCAGAATTTCTCAGTTCTTTAAAAAGAAGGTTCTCTATGGCTAACTCTCCTGCTTTATGTATTCCAGAAGACCTCATATTTCTTATTTTTGTTTTAATTCTTTGCACATCTTGACTGTGGTCGCCAGTCTTTGTAAGAACATCTTCAATTTGTTTGGTTAGATGTTCGAGTCTATTCTTGAAACCCGTATCGTTTTTTAAATCTGGAGGAGTTTGCTTATTTGGTTTGAATAGCCACTTATCATTCAATAGTGAATATACTCCACGGTTTGCTTTAGGTGATATCAACTTATCTCTATAACTCTGTGCATAAAGTTCAACGGGATAACCCATAACTGTGAGAGATGGATGTTTATATGCCCATAGAACTTTCTTATCGTAAAGATAGTCATCTAAGAAAGCTCTGTTTATTCCTTCTATTTTAGTTATATCAATCAAGAGATGAACATCTAAATCTGAATACGGTGTATAGTTGTAGTTTGCATTACCACCAGTAAACGCAATGTCTCTTATTGCATTATTGGGTATATTCGCGAATGTAGCAAACATTCGACCAACCAATAGCAAACGTTCTTTAACATTCTGCTTTAGTTCATCTCCATCCCAGATAAGAGGATTCAACTCATCATGATACTGAAAAGTAAGAGACAAATCTTCTCTTAGAAAGTGACCAAACTTGTGCATTGACATTCCTTATAGATTTTGATAAGGATCATAGTTGTCATCTGGATACCATGAACCATTGAAGAGTTTGTTTTGATCTTTTACGGAAACAAACTGGACATGATCCATGTCCTTGAATGTATGCACTGCTTTAGGAGTGCCCCAATTTGCGCCAGAGATAAGACCGTGCTTTGTCGCCAGTTCACAAAGAAACGTATAGTCTCCTTCAAATGAAGGTTGACCGTGTACCAACTTTACGATATCGCAAGCAAGCCCATAGTGATGCACACCAACATTCTTCAGTTTTGTGGCATGTTGATTGAAGAGTTGGACCTGGCGTTCATTTGAGCGATAAGTTTCTAGGATCTTTAGTGGTTGACCAGCAGCAGCAGATTCTGCCATAAGTGCTTCGACTTTGGATTTAAATGCTGGGAATAGCAAGTCTAAAGAGTTTACCATGTTTGTTGTATGAAACAACGGACTCTTTTGAATTACATCTGTATAGAAACTCATCGTTATTGCCCTTTAAACAAAAATAGAGAGGGGTATTGCCCCTCTCTATTTATAGATCATCTAAGATAATCCCATTCGTCCTCAGTATAAGGCCACATAGACAATCTCCTTATAGCGCAAGAAGATTATACATAGCGATAAGACATAGACCTGCAATGGTAAACCCCACAACTCTCGATACAGGGACGATGTATTTTTCTAACATTTATTTTCCTTCTCTTTCGTTCAGAAATTCTGCGGTAGAAGAAGATTTTTTTGTTGTATGTGTATCGTGTTTGTCTTGAATGTCAATCTTCTTCGGTTTCTTATGTTCTGGAATGANATACTCTAGACCGATNCGAAGAATCCCATTTAGAAGTTCCGCGCCATTGATTTCAACATGTTCTGCAAGTGTGAAGTGTCGTGTAAATGGACGCATTGCCAATCCTTGATGTAGAAACTGAGGCCAAGTCCATTGACCCTCCGAATCTTTCTCGGCAGTCTCAACTGACTTTACATTTCCCTTAATAGTTAGTTTACCGTCAGCGAGTTCGATATCAATATCTTGTCGCGAAAAGCCCGCAACTGCCACTTCAATGACATACTTTTTTTCATCAATCTTTTTGATGTTGTATGGAGGGTAATTCGTAGTAAGTTTTGTTGTTTGTTCTGCGGCTTCTGCTAGTTTCTGTACTAGAGGATCAAAGCCAACAAAAAACTTGTCTAGGTCTTTTGGAAAGAATGAGTGTGCGTTGATGTAAGTCATAGTTGTTCTCCTAGTTTAAGCGAGAGTTGATGTAATGTCTACCCATTTGGCATAGACGATTTATTTATAAACGATTCCATTTGCTGCCGAGAAGAATCTTGGTCTTCATTCTAAACCACCAGGATTTATCTTCTCTAAATCTCAACACAATTGCATTAGGATCACCAAATACAATCCATTCCCACACAAATGGGACAGGCTTCTGTGTAGGTGACCATACTGGATCCCATGGTTGCATAATATATCATCCTAAGATTACTTCTTGCCAATATTATATTTGCTAGTGAGTGACCAATCGTGCTTCTCTTTGTATGATAAAATCTTGATTTGATTTAGTGGAGTGATTGGTTCTTCTGTTTTCTTTGGTTCAACAACAGTAAGTAGANCCCATTCTGCCAAAAGATTGATGATTGTATTTCTACGACCTTCATCTGTATCCGAAAAGTCAGTTGGTTTACCATCGAGAGCAAACAACTCTTTGAAATGTACGATNTAATATTTCTTCTGCTTATGAAGAATATGACAGGACTGATATAGGATTTTGTCTTTNCGCGAAGCAATACCAATACGAGTCAGCGTTTCTTTAATTTTCAAGAAATCGTCTGGCTCTTTTAGTGTTACTTCTACTAGAGCCTCTACTGTCAGTTTCATTTTGTACCACCCTTATTTAGACTTTTTTTTATGTTTTTTACCTGCTCGGGTGACAATAGAGACAAAGCAACTTCTGCCTTTCGGTCAGAATAACCGAATGCTTCTTTGATAATGTCTAGATCGGCATCCTTTTCTTTTTTAGGCCATTTCGACTTACGAAACTTTGGTCTAACAGTATTTAGTAAAAAATCGTATTGAAGTTTCTTATCAAGGTGATAGTTCTGATTTACAAAGTTTGCTAATGTTGTGGTATCTTGAAATAAAGATAAACCACGATTGACAATCCAGGGATTGTACTCCTTCTCTACTTGGTTTACATCATGTGGTCCATTGAACAGATTCTTGTGTGAATTGATGCTATCGATGAAGTCAAATGGGCTATAGACTGCTTTAGGTCTAAAGTCTTCTTCAACAACCTCGACAACATCACTCGACAAGTTCATTACATCAAAGATATCACTCATTTGAAATCACAATCTGCCATGATCGATAGTATGAACGCGGCGGTATTGATTTCCTGATTGGCAACAAAAGCAGACTTATATTGAAACTCTGCTAAATGTAGGATCAGTTGACCGATAGAGTTGTCCTTGACAATATCAGAGATATTATCATACAAATCACGAAACAGTGTAGTGTTATCAATGTCACTATTCTCTCCTACCCACTTACGGGCAGCAGAAAAGTTCTTTTCTTTTAGTGCGACAAGTAGTGTCTTATAATTATCAGAGCCACTATTACCAAGAATACTCTTGTCGATATTGCCTGTCGCGGAATGCCGTTGAAGTTCATTTAGAACCCTTCTCCAATCTGGAAAGTGACGATTAATCAACTCAGCGATCACAGGCTTATCGTATGTAACGCCTTCTATATCTAGAATACCGGAGATACGCTTCATAAACTGGACAGCAAGAACCGGCTTATCTTTCTTGGCAATGTTGAACTCAACAACAGAACACCTAGAATGTAGAGGTGCGATAAGCCGGTTCTTAAAGTTACATGTCAGGATGAAACCACAGTTACGNCTAAACTCTTCCATGAAGTTACGAAACGCTGGTTGCACCTTGTCAGCAGAAAGATAATCTGNCTCGTCAATGATGACGTATTTACGACCACCCTTGAATGAGACAGAGGATGCAAAACTGGTGATTTCGTTTCGTAGTACATCAATACCAGCATTCAATGAACCATTGATGATGATATAATCACAATCTAGTTGCTCTAGCATTGCACGAGCAACGGTGGTCTTGCCTACACCAGGACCACCCGTCAACAGTAGATTTGGAATATTCTTTTGATCAACAAACTGTTGAAATGTTGCCTTTAGATCAGCAGGAAGAATACAATCTTCAATCGACTTTGGGCGATACTTTTCAACATAAAGATAATCAGTCAACATAATATAAACCTTTCAAAATAACATCAGATATTCATTCTAACACCACTAGTGTTAGATGTTATTGAAAGTTGAATTTTGTTCCGTTGCAATGAAGTATACTACACCTGTAGCAGAGAACTTAGAAATACCCTTATCGGAAATCTCTACAAGATAATCATTGGTGAGAAGTTTCAAGTTTTCATTCTTGAATACCGCATTGAATACACGAGTAGTGGTACCAACAGCCACGCTATACTTGTCTTTGGATGGGTTCTTAGTGTCATCGGCCGATAGATAGATATTCTCACCATCACCAGAAATAACCGTCTCGGGAAGTTGTAGAACGTTAGCGGCCTTCTGTACCTTCTGTAGATCCTCGTGTGATACGTTCAAGACAATATCAGTTGTAGGAAAGTTTAGATCCTTAGCAGGAGGTGTTAGAAACGTTGACGGATCGGCATAGGTGTAAACGAGTTTACGATTACCGGCAGCAATCGTTGCTTGTGTTTCGCCAATCTTGATTTCTGGTTGCTCAAATAAAGTTAGAGCGCCGAGGAACTTTGAAAGATCATAGATAGCAAAATCGCGATCAAAGGTTTCTTCAACCTCTGCGCTTGCCATTACTGTCTTTTGTGGAGAGATAGTGCGAAGTGTATTGCCGGCACGAAATAGAATGCCGTGATTGATTGATGAAAAGTTCTTTAGAACATTTAGGGTATTGTCACTTAGTTTCATATTATCATCCTTTTCAATGTGGTGCTTCCAAAGATCACCCTGGAAGCACCGTTATAACAAACAACAAAGATTAAATCAAGACTTTTTACCCAACTTTGACGGGTCAGCAGTAGCGGCGGCACCAACGGCTGCTAGATCAGCGAGTGAACCACCAAACACATATGAACCAACATGTTGTAGTTGGATCCAAGGAGCCAACCAAACCTTTAGACCAATCTTACGTGCCCATTGGCAAAACATATAGTCTTCTGATAGATATCGATTCGAATATTCAAAACCAAAAGCAGAATGCTTTGCATCGTCAATGAATGCAACAACTTGTTCCTGGGTAGCCTTAGGATTCTTCTTGTAGAACTCACGAATCTCATTACCGATATGGGCGTGCTTGTTGTCAATAAGAGCATCAAACAAACAAGGAATTTCACGCGAACCATCAAACGCAGCGGTACGAACGTGGTCTGGTCGATACATCAGATGTGGGTATTCTTCGGTCATCTTTTCTAGAGCCGAACGCTTGATCATCATGAACCCAGTGCCAGATTCCAGAACTTCTGCTGGTTCAGCGATCTTGATTTCATTAGCGCCGTTAGCAGGATTGAACACATAGTCGCCAACGAACTTTTCAAGAACGCTGGCATCCTGATCAGCAAATCCCTTATCAACAGCCATCTTGATCTTTTCCCATGAGATACATTTCTTAGGGTATGGACCGCAGAGAACGTCGTATTCTGACTCATCACTCATTAGTGCAAGCATGGTCATTACGTCATTGGAGTTAAAACCAATGTCCGAGTCGATAAACATCAAGTGTGTACAGTCTGACCTAAGGAACTCATCTACACAATAATTTCTTGCTCGTGTGANTAGTGACTCGTTGAATAGGTAGTAATACTTGACTTCAACGCCATAATGTACTGCTAGTGCCGATAGGTCGTTTGTACTACGGCAAAAAACACCAGCGCACTGTCCCCCATACATTGGCGTAGCTACAAACAGTTTACGCTTACGAAGTTCCTCAATTGGTACCTTAACTTCCATATTTTATTCTCCATTTCAGTTGATTAATTTAATATATATATTACATACTCAAGTAATTAGAAAGTCATCATATGCGATCCTTTATAGAAAAAAATTGTCTCACGGTTACAGGTAACTTGAACAACAGAGTTATAGATAAAAATTGGTGGATCAAAAGAAACTTCTTAGAACAATACGATAATGTATTACATCTAACAAATTCTTTGGGTGATATTGCTTTTAGTCAGAGACTATGGCATGTTTTCAATGATACTTATACAATACCTAAATGTAGTGTATGTCAAACCAACACAAATTTCAAGAGATTTTCGGATGGTTTTTATACATTATGTTCAAAGTCTTGTGTTACTCAGTGTGAATCGAGAAACAAAAAAATATCACAGAACAGAGATATGGTGGCAATATCAGCAAAAGTAAAAGAAACCAATACTTTAAAGTATGGAACTGCCAATTTTTTCGAAACAGATGAGTTTAAGACTCGATCGGCACTTACCAAATTAACTAGGTATAACAATGTAAATTATAACAATATCGACAAAATTAAAAAGACAAATATTGATCGCTATGGATCTGAACATTTCTTATCGAGTGATATAGGTAAGAAGTTGTTACGTGACAAGATTTTGTGCAATCAAGGATCACTTAAACTTGACACGATCACTAACGAAACGATAAACAATATCGAATATCTTACCGAATTGAATGCATATATGTCAATCACAGACATCGCCGAACTTGTTGGTGTGACGCCAAAAACAATCACAAACAAACTACAACAACATAACATAACAATCAATAGGTTTGCTTCTAGTAAACAAAAGATGCAATCTAGACTATATGATGACATCACATGTATATATTCAGGTGAAGTTGTACAAAACGACAGAACTATCATTTCGCCTAAAGAAATTGATATCTATATTCCAGAATATAGGTTGGCTATAGAACTAAACGGTATGTATTGGCACAGTGAAACATCAAATTCTGGATTCAGAACAAAGCATCTAGACAAACTAAACAAGTGTAACGCACTAGGCATTACGCTTTTACAGTTTACTGATATCGAGTATCGCGATAACCCAGATTTAGTTATGAGTGTTATAAAAAACAAATTGAATATTAAAAAGATAACTTTGGGTGCTAGAAAGTGTGAAGTTGTTCGTCTTGATAAGAAATATGAAAAGTTATTTCTGGTTGAAAACCACTTTCAGGGATATGTTCCATCAAAGTATTGCTATGCGTTAATGTATAATGGAAACATAGTACAAATTATGAGTTTTGGTAAATCTAGATACTCACTCAAAGCCGAATATGAATTGTTGAGACTTTGTTCACATAAGGATTATGTCATATCTGGTGGAGCAGAAAAAATTCTTTCTTCTTTCAAGAAAGAAGTATCGCCAAAGTCTATCATTAGTTATTGTGATATTAGTAAATTTTCAGGAACATCTTATACCAGACTTGGTTTTAACAACATAGGAAGATCAATTCCAAATTATTGGTATTTCAAGTCTGGTAAAGTACTTTCTCGGACTGCTACACAAAAACACAAACTTAAAGCAATTCTAGAAAACTTTGATGAAACTTTAAGTGAAAGTGAAAATATGTTCGTGAATGGTTGGAGAAGATATTGGAATTGTGGAAATGATGTATACTTGCTAGAATAACGCTTAATCGTTATTATATTCTAGATCATGTACGTGTAGTGCAATGATAGCATAATGAATGACCTTCATTAGGTCCTTCCGCCAATCTTCGGGGGTTCCCTTAAGCCCATATCGGCCGGAATATTTATCAACATTACCCAGACAGAAGTGCAGACCTCTTCCTCTATCAATTGCAATTTCTGTTGATTGTATATTCCCTTGGGAGTAATGTTCACCGTATGTCTTATCAATGTAAGCGGTGATTTCTTGAAGTGCTTGGCCTTCATTGTACTTATAGTTGATTTTTGGTGTCACTCTGTACTCGGTTCTTACATACTCAGGTATAAATGTAGGTCGTTCACGCTCCTTTGCGATCTGGTCGCGATATTCATCTTCATCCATATAATATGCACTCATTCTTCACCTTCCATATAATATTGTACATAAACAACGCCCGCTTCTTCGAGCATATCTTTAGCAAGTTTTGTGGATTCTTTCCAATGATCGGGCATATCCTTGGGAGCTTCCGCAATAACAGTTTTGATGCCAACTTGAATAATACCCTTGCAACACTCGGAGCATACAGGTAAACCATACACGTATAGTGTGGCTCCGTCAAGAGATATACCATTTAAACATGCATTATAAATGCAGTTCATTTCTCCGTGGACGACATACTTATACTTTGTTTCGCGATCATTCAAGCGAGCATCATCTTTGATGCCTCTTGGAAATCCATTATATCCGGTTGCCAGAACATTTTGATTTTTTCCAATAGCAACAACACCAATCTGCTTAGATGGATCTTTCGACCAAGTTGAGATATTCTTAGCCGTATCCAAATGACGTCGGTTCCACTTATACATGGGTGGGTACATTGGTTGTCCTTTTCATGATCTTTTGAAACGCTTTCTGTTGCTTGAAGGCTTGTTCTTTGTGAATCAAAGAAGCGCGATTGATATGTACAATGCCGTTTAGATGATCTAGTTCATGTTGAAACACCCGTGCAGTTAGCCCTTCAAACTTTTCTGTTCTAGTTTCACCATTAGGCATAGTGAAACGAACTTTAATCACTGCTGGTCGCTTGATCTTCACAGATAACCCAGGATGACTCAAGCATCCTTCTAACATATACACTTGCTCGGCCGAAAAGTCAACGATTTTTGGATTGAAACATGCAAGAATCTGTTCACCATTGATGACAAACACACGATATGGCAGACCAACTTGATTCGCAGCAAGCCCAAGCCCTTTGTTTTCAATCATGGTCTCTGCTAAGTCGCGAGCCAACTGAGAAGGATCAGTAGGCNAATTACTGAAATCAAAATGACCAAGTTCTGCTTTGAGAATAGGATCATTNTTGTCAACAAGAGATAAAATCGCCATCAATTCACTCCTAGNATTGGCTTAAGATTTGGTTTTTCGTAATTGGGTCCCTTAATAATCTTGCCATCTTCGCGGTGAACAGGTTTACCATCTGCGCCAAGTTTTGTCATGTTACTACGATGTACTTCTGCTAGACAAGCATCCAGATCGATACCAAAAGCAACGCCGGCGCCATAGGTGACATATAGAATGTCAGTCAATGCGTCTGCCACTTCTACCAAGTCCTTGTCCTTGATAGCATCCTTCAGTTCCTGAAACTCTTCTCGAATCAGTTCTATACGAAGTTTAATAACATCCTTTGCAGGAAAACTCGGAGTATCTGNCACACCTTGNCCAAACACCGTAGTGAACTCTTTTACTTTTTCAAAATTGGTCATTTTAATCTCCGTAGCCCAGTTAACNGTNACCCAGTCTTCAATACAATTTTCGTCCGTAATCAGTTCATGACCTTCGCCATATTTCTTAACCATTCTTTCTTTCCAATGTGGCCAGTAATCAAATAGAATCTCCGCTTCATTATAAATGATCTCAACAGGTTCTCCCTTAGAATCTGGTTCTATAAAAGAATATGTTGTCATGCTTCTACTTTCACACTAAGACCTTTATACATTTTACATTTTTTTGCCGCCTGAGTGAAACGTATATAGTTATGTCCATGTTCAACACAATATTGTTTGGCGTTATCCACTATAATGCCATCGACATTATACGTCAACCTCAACTTTTGTTTATGTTCTTCAGTTTTCGGCACTCTAAGTTTTTCTTTCTGTTGTTCTGTCATAGGAACGCCCTTGTTTAGACTTTTTGTTCCTTTTTTCATTTCGGAAAGTTTTTTCTTGACTTCATCACTGTGGGTTTTACCATACATGTAATTCTTCTCACCAAGCATATCAGCGCGTTTCTTTTCTTTCCATTCTTTACTATGAGTTTTTCCGAACATACCATTCATTGATCCGTACATAGGACCACCAGTGCCTCCTTGATGTGCATTGTAGCATGGTTTCAACTCTGCAATCAACTCTATTTCCCGTTTTACTGCATCTTGTTTTGTGTCAAAATCTTCGAGTAAAGTTATAGTAAAATTTTCGTGTCCATATTTTTGTATTGCACGATATATTGGCATTCTATTTGATCCACTATTGATATGTAACTTCCACCTCTTATTCAAAGAGAGTTTAGTATATCCAATATAAAACTTGCCATTGATGTTGTTTTTTATTCTGTATACTTTATACATAGTAGCGTCCTTGTTATTGACTTAACGCTACTATTTATATATTTGTGATAACCGAGAAGTTTTTACTTTTCTCAAACTTTATAATGTTACTGAACTTGTCTTGGAGATTATCGCCGCGGTGGCTTATGATGAAAACGTTATTTTCCATAGACAAATCAGTTATGATTTTGATAAACTCTTCGATTCCATTATTGTCAAGTGACGAATCTAACGTCTCATCAAATATCAAGAGATTTGTGCTGGCACTGTTGCGTAGTTTTGCTACTGCTCTCCAAGTAAAAAGCAAAGAAAGATTTATTTTCATCTTTTCGCCTTCAGAGAATGACGCATAAGAAAACTCATCACGAAAACGAGACTTAATCTTCTCATCAAAATTTTCATCAAGTTCAAACTGGACAAAAAAGTCCATTGCAGCAAGATATTTGTTGATAAGTTTGTTCATGACAGGAACATATTGCTTGACGATCTTTGTCTTGATACCACCGTCTTTCAATAGAACAGCAGCAGTACCCAACAAAGAACGGTTCTCGGTTAGTTCTTCAATGAGCGTGTGAACGTCTTTCAATTCTTTTTTGGCTTTGTTTAGATCAACAGCATCCGTTTCTACCTTAGTCTGATTATTACGAAGCGATCCAATCTCTTTCTGCAACTCGCTNTTGTACTTCTGGTACATACGAATCTTGTTATTGCGGTCTGTTATCTCTGCATTATAATCTGAGATTTGATTGTCGATATCAACAATCTCTTTCATTCGTGCATTGATCTTCGCCTGTTCTTCTGACAGTTTAGTTAGGGCCGAGTCTAACTCTTCTGCACTGGCAATCTTTGTGTTTAGGTTTTCTTCCTTGAATGTAGGATTAATGTCTTGTGTACAAGTTGGACAATGATCATGAGTATGAAGAAACTTGATATGCTTGTTATGATCGGTCAGTTTAAACTTCAACTCAGAGTGAAGCGTGGTGACCTTATTCAATCTATCGGTGATAGACTGTTCATCACCAATACTGATCTTAAATTCTTCAATCTTTGTTGAGAACTTTTCAATCTCATCTAAAGCCACATCAATCATTGTGATATGTTGATTGATCTTCGATTGCTTAAGTGCAATCAACTCATTGTTGTTTTGTCGAAGTGATTCGATATGTTTCTTATTCAGTTCAATCTTTTGTTCACAAAGAGCCAGTTGTGTATTGGCATCCTTTAGTGCATCTTTGTTATCTTGAATACGTGTCTTCAATAGGTTGTTCATTGTTGAGAAAATCTGGATATCCAGAAGGTCTTCAATGAAGTTGCGTCTGGCTTGTGCTGGCAACTGCATGAATGGAACAAAGGTAGAAGCACCAAGCGTGATGATCTGTGAGAATGACTTATGAGACAGTTTAAGGACATTCTTCTCCAAAACGTCCTGGTAGTCACCAGACTTCGCTTCTTGGTTCAGCAGAGAACCATCAACAAAGATTTCAAAGATGTTTGGCTTGATGCCACGACGAACCAGATACTCTTTCTTACCGATAGAAAACTCAATTTCAACCAACAAGTCCTTACCATTAATTGAATTTAAGAGTTGTGGTTTGTTAATCTTGCGAAAGGGTTTACCATAAAGAGCAAAAGAAATTGCTTCGATAAAAGTTGACTTACCTGCGCCATTTTCACCGACAATCAGAGTTGAAGCGGCTTCATTTAACTTTACTTCTGTAAAGATATTGCCGGTGGAAAGAAGATTCTTCCATCGAACTACTTTGAATAGGATCATATTACCTCAATCAATGCTAATGGCTTCATCATACAAGGAACGTATTAGATTGTCAAGAGATTTCTTGTCTACATCTAGTTCGAGATTATCTGTGTATTTCCGTAGAATCGTCAATGTGTCTTCTGCTTCATCCACAATATCTTCATCAGTTTCGAGATTGAGATTCAAGTTATCATCAACAACTTGAATGTTTGCCGGCGCAAATTTCTCCATAGTATCAATAAAGACATCAAACCAATACGGATTGCTTTTGTTCTTGACAATGACCTTGACATAGGTATTTCTGTATGGGCTATAATCAATATCTGTAAAGTCTGTCAATTTTGCATTTGAGTCGTCATAGACAAACTTATAGAACATACGAAAGGGGTTCTCTACAAAGGTCGCTGTGCGAGTTTCAGTATCAAAGATATGGAAACCCTTAGGATCATTGAAGTCACTCCAATTCATTTCATATGGGCAACCAAAGTAGGTCACATTACCCTTTGTTGAGCGATGATGAAAGTGGCCAGAACCTACAAAGTCAAACTTCTGAAAGATGCTGGTTTCCATACCTTCATGTTCAGTATCACCTTTGTACATGGAGAACCCACCAAGTTCTAGGTGACCAAACGCAACTTGCGCATCGGTCGTCTTGATTAGATCCATTGTCTGCTTCTGGTTGTCTTCACAGATCCATGGCAACAACAAAGTCTTCATTGAACCAAACTCTACTTCACTGGGTTTAGAAATGACTTTGATGTTATCATAGTCTGATAGCAGAAGGTCTAGAGCATTCATTTCCAGAGTGTTCTTGTAAGGAATTACATGGTTGCCAACCAGTGTGACCAGAGACATATTGTTGTCACGAATCTTGTCAAACCAATATGTTCTGGCCCGCGAGAGAGTATAGAAACTGACGTACTTGCGTCGGTCAAACGTATCACCCGTATCTAAAATGAGGTTGATATTGTGTTCCTTGAGATATGGAAAGAAGAACTCAGAATAGAACTTCTCCATCATATCATGGAACACAACACTGTCACCGCGCACACCGAAATGTTGGTCTGTAATGATAGCAAATTTCATAAATTACTTTCCATCGTCAATCATACGGACTTAGACTGTGTTCAAAACCAACACACCAAGCGACCTTTAACCACGCTAGAAGTAGTTGATACTCTTTATAATTCAACATAGTAAAATCAGCGTGCAGTCTTTCATCGCGTGTCGCAAAGTTCTCTATCTCATTCAACCATTCATCAAATGTCATTACATAATCTTTCGTTTCTTTGTCTTTGCTAAATCTTCTTGTGCTTGTTTCTTGTCATAGAACTTTACCGCATCGTCACAGTAATCTCTGATATTCATCAGGGTGCGCTTGTAGTTGTCACGAATATAAACATTGTTCGTTGTATCAAACAAATTCTTCACAATGGCTTCTACGCCGGCGGGAATGTTATTTTTGTCTACCTTCATCTTAGTCACTTTCTATAAATTTGTCAATACCTTTTTTTACCTTTGGTTTTTTCTCTGCGGCCTCAGCCTTTCGTTCTGCTATTTTCTTTTCATAATCAGACACAAAACTGGTCATGTTATCGGTGTTATTCATTTCTGTAGAGTTAGGATTATCAGAATCGCCATACTCTGTAGTAGCACCGACTAACACCGCGTTCTCAAAGGATTTATACTTAATGTACGTTTGCTTCTTCTCTTTCTGAATGCGAAGGATGTAGGCATTATATATGATACGGGTAAAATATGCGAATGGATTGTTCGACTTGTCTGGATTAAAGTTGTGCATGTAACTGATGCAGTTTTCAATGCCATCTGAAATCATTTCTTCTTTATAAGAATAGTTGACAAAGTTACCTTTGGTGGCTAGTTTAGTTGCGATCTTGAAGATACACACACCAATATACTCGGGGATTCTTGGTACTGGTAAACCTGCCTCTAGTGCTTCTTTCTTTTTGTTACGATAATCAATCAGAGCATTATAGAAAGATTTGTTGTCAACATAATGTCTGCTGGTATCTTTAGGTCGTGCCATAATATATTCCTTTTTCTATTGACTTTTTCCACAACTTGTATATAATAAGCAATGTGCTTTAATGAATACTAGAACCAATTGGTATTAGAGATTGATCATGATCACCAGATTGATATCTCATTGATACATTATTCTCATAGAATGTAACTACTTCTTGTTCCATATTAGATACGAATATAACATGTTTCTTGTCTAAAGTAAANAGAATATTGACATCATCAAATGGATTCAATGATGTAAGATATACTTGAAAATTGTTAGAGTCTTCATCATAATAGCGATTCGCAATCATAGGATACTCGACAACGTATTCGCTTTTTGTCTCAGAATCAAAACGAGCCATTACCAACTCTCCTGAAACCAACTTCAATAGAGTGTGTGTTGGATGTGGTTCTTTAGATTTCGATATCATAAATCTTGAAAGCAAACTCTTCTTCTTCATAAATCTTCTTTCTCTCTTTGAGATGTTGCATAGTATAGTTTTGTTTTGACTTCCACGAAAGATCGTCTGCGATATCAAAAAGAGTAACAGAATCTTTTATGTTTGACTTTCTTAACCCTCGGCCGATAGACTGTAGTGTTTTAATCTTTGATTTGCCAGGTGAAGCAAAGATGATATTGTGGATGTTCTTGATATTAATCCCGGTTGAAAATACGCCGGAAGATGCCACAATGATTGCGTCTATCTGTGTTTCTACAAGTTTTCTGATGTCTTCTCTTGTATCGCCGTCAATGCCACCATAAACAAAGTGTACAGGCCTATCTCCAGCAGCATCCTTGATAGACTTATGCAAGTCTTTACCATGCTTCTCGACGTATTGAAACAAAAGTAAGGTGTTGCCTTTCAAAGACAATGCAAGATTCTTGATAAATTTGTTACGATCTTGATGACCGACAATGAAATCCATTTCTGTTTGATAGTCATTGTCTTTGTTAACCTTGCGCACTTCTTCTGCATATTTCAAAACAAGTATCTTGATCTTCAGTTCGGCTAGATGTTTCTGTTCGATCAGATCGGCAGTTGATGCAACACGTTTTGCTGTACCAAATAGACCTTCTAGTACCATCTTATTAGTTTCAATTCCGTCTAGCGTACCAGTAAAACCAAATCTGTGTTTACATTCTGTAAGTTTATCCATGATTGCAGTAAGAGATTTTGCTTTGAACAGGTGACATTCATCTCCCATTACCACATCATATTGATCAAACCAAGACTTTGGTTGCTTGAATATACTTTGCCAAGTGCTGATCGTAATCATATGATTAGTTTTTTTATCTGCGCCAGCAGTAATCTTGTGTATTGGTTCATCATATCCATAAGAAACGAAATCGTCTGCTAACTGATGAACCAGAGAAATGGTTGGTACAATGATTAGAGTTCTTTTAGCATAATACTGTGCAATCATATAGATGATCAATGACTTGCCAGAAGCGGTAGGAGACAGTAGGAGCGATCTTGTCTTGCGTACTGCATGTGCCAACGCTGCTAACTGATAATCACGCGGAGTGAATGGGAGGTTTAAGGATTTAGCAAAATGCTCAGCCTCGTTTAGTGAAAATGATGTTTCGTTAAACTCTTCACCAAACTCGACATCATATCCGCGATTGCGCGCAAATGCTAGAATGCTCTGAAACAATCCAGCATACACCGTCTTTGTCATAAAATTGAACAATTTTATTTTTCCGTCCCAGAGTCTTTGCTTGACTAGAGGATGAAATTTGGCATTGGGTACCATGAACGTGAAGTATTCTGACAACTCCATAGCTAGACCGCTTTCACAGTCTACTCTAATGTGTACCTCGTTTATCTTTGTGATGTATAAAGTATCTGTCATTATGTCCCGTTCTTAAATCTCTGCCAATCAATATAGTTCCGAACCTGCCATCCTCTTTCACTAATGATTTTAANGATAGATTCTAGTACAGTTGATTTTTCTTTTTGATATGAAATCTTCAGCGTTAGATTGATGATGTCCTGGTCTGAATCGATATGCATCGGAATATCAGACTTAAGAATAGCACGAGGATTAGGCTTCCATCCTCGTTCTTCTAGTGTTTCTCGATCAAGCGTACCCATGAAGTATTCAAACTTCAAATGATACAATTGCTTGTAATCAGATTCCAGTTTGCGAAGTTGTAGTCTTTCATTAGAAAGTATCTGCATATATTTATGATGTAGTTTTGGAATGGTTACTGCAACTCTGTCAATCACGGTAGTATCAATCTCTGAATCTTCTGCCCAGAGGTTATAGATTTCTTCTAGTTTCATTTTCAATACCTTATAACAAAATGACTTCTGTGTCAGTCATGAAGCCTATTTACGACTGTTATATCAGTCATTGCAAACGAGTGTAAACATACTCGCGATATGAAAACTCGGCCGTAGCCGTAATGTAGTTTACATCTGTTTCGGTCGAATCGAATTTGAACCCCGACAGTGAAATGGGGTTCACATCACTAAACGTGATTTTAATATTAGGATTCATTGTGCCATTCAATACAATCAAATCAGCATCAACCAGCACGCCAAATCCAGTTGGTTGTGCGTTTAATGCGGCATACTGGTTGAAACTTTCTGGAGTGCCGATACCAGNCATCCAATCATATATTTCAAAGTAGTTGAACATATCTTCATCAATCTTGAACGTTAACGAGAACGTATCAAAGGTCAATGGAGTACCCGGCAACTGTAGTTTACCAAACGGTGTTTGCTGATTTCTATTGGTGCTTAGACTGATGCGCGGAAAGTCAAAACTTTGTGCAAAATAGTCAACATTGGGATTTTTTGTGAGATTAAACTTATAACCGAGTGGCGATAAAAAGTTCATATCTGTTGGTTGATTTAGAATTGCCATGCTTATACCCTTGTATTCTTACTCCATATTTATACTACATTCTATCAAAAATGTCTAGAGAAAACCTGTTGACATTATGCTGGAATGTGATATTATCAGGTATAAGTTTCTGAATCAAGGATCGATAATGGCAAAACTACCAACATCAGAAGAACATATTGAACAGCAGTGGGTTGCTTGGCAAGAAAAGAACTCTGTCATTGAACATATTGATGAAGAGGAACTAAAGGCGAATCTCATTGCCGATCTTTCTTATGCTTCACAGATGGATGTAAAAGAATATACTCTATATCAGAAGTGGTGTGAGGTAAAGGAAAGGTTCGCGACGGCACCTGCAAATCCTATCTCTATGTTGTTTGATGACAATCCAATCATGGTCAATGTCGAACAAGAGAAGATGATTCGCAAAATAAAACAAAACTTCTGGATGCCTGAAGCGCCGGATGACTATGAAAAGTTGCGACCTCGTATGGTTCTATCCAATGGCGAACATGNCGCAAATTGGAATGCAATTCGTACATTTTCATCCACAATGAAAAATAATTCTAACATCGGCCGAAACCTGTTTTATACCGTGGTTGATGATGTGACTGGAAAGTATCTTGGCGTTATCTGCATTTCATCTGACTTTCTTGATCTAACGCCGAGAGACAATGCTATTGGATGGTCTCGCGATGTCAAGACGCAACAAGGAATGATTAACTATACCGCCATTGGTTCGACCATCGTACCTCTCCAACCACTTGGATACAATTATATGGGCGGTAAGTTGTTGGCTATGCTATGTCTCTCCGACACTGTTCAGACTGACTGGAAGCGTCAATATGGAGACGTTCTGGTAGGTGTAACAACTACCTCTCTGTATGGCAAGACAAAGGCTAACGGCCTATCACAGTATGATGGGCTAGAACATTGGAACAAGATGGGCTTCTCTGAAGGTTCTGTCGCATTCGAACCAAAGCGTTCTACTGCAAACATGGTGTACAAGTGGATCAAGGAAAATTATACTCGCAAATACTTTGAATGGTGGGAAGCAAAGAATATTCAAGGGTTGCCTTGGAAGCGCGACCATAAGAATCGTTCATTGAACTTTGCATACTCAAAACTTGGTATTCCAAAGGAACTGATTCGCAGCGAACATCAGCGAGGTATCTATTTCTCAACTCTCTATGATAACACATATGAGTTTTTGCGTAAGGAGATTACTGAGAAGGATTTGATCAAGAGTTTTGACACATCGGAGGATACTCTTGCTGATATCTGGAAGACAAAGTATGCAAAGGGTCGTGTTAGGCAGTTGCAGAAAAAGAACCAAATCTCATATGAGAGTCTTTTCTATGATGATTTGATCTATCTAACTTGGGAGCAGACCAAAGAAAAATATCTNNTNCAAGTTGGTAGGTAAANCACACAAACATGTTGCTTGTGTGTCTCAAAAATAAGAAGATGTTCTTCTTATTTGTTATAAAGAAAGTGAAGAAATGAAGCAAGAATTTAATGTTAATAAGTCACTTGAAGAATGTTCTCCAAGTAAAATCTATAGAAAAGGCACTATCTTCAAGAAGAGACTAATCTTAAACCGTAACTCGGTAACTTATCCTCGCGATGAAAATCCTAGAGAGTTGCAAGTCAATACTGACAATGTTCCTTCTCTAAAGGATAGTTTTGAAGTCAATGGATTTATCACTTCATGTCCGCCTCCAACTGTAAAAGTCGATCCCAACAATTCGGCCCGATTTATTGGTTTGTCTGGATATCACCGCAATGCCGCGGCATCGGCTCTAAATTGGGAAACAATGATCTATGATGTTTTGGAGTTTGATAGTCCAAAAGATGAATTGCTACACAAGTGTAATTCAAACGCACATAAAACTCCTACAATTGAGCAAACGAATGACGATGTTGCTAAGAACGTAATCATTGCTCTCGAAAGAAAGTATATTAGCAACGACGATGATTCTATCATGGATTTCATATCTAATGCTGCACCTGAAAAGACAAGTAAAAAGCATAAAGATATTTACAAAAAAGTAAGAGAACGTCATGGAAAGTATTCTACTGTCATAACGTATCATGCCGGCAACGGTGAAAACTCAGCATATAGCTTCGCCTTACAACATAATATTCCATATGATGGTGATAGACTTAAAGATCAGTCTGGTGTCTTAGGATATATCACAGGCGATATTACGCCAAAGACAACTCTCTTCGGAGCAAAGAAGTTGTCGAGAATGTATGATGGTGAAAACATCTATATTTTCTCTTGGATCAAAAAGGATCCAAAACCAAATCCTGCTATGCGTATTCAGCGTAAGTCTTGGAAAGATAAATTTGATAACTTCATTAAGGAAGACTGTGAATCGATGAGGTTCATTGCACAACGATGTGGATTTGACATTCCTTTGGATGTATTGATTAAAAATCATCCTGTCAAATTTGTTGGCTTTCTGGCTCAAGACATCGCTCCAGATGAAACTAAGGGTGGTAGACCTACAGAAGAGGGAATTGTGGACGTTGATGGTAATCCCATCACCTTTTCTCCAACGTAATGGTTGACATATATTCCGATTCGTGTAGGATCAAGGTATAAAGAAAGGAAAGATCATGAAAACTCTATCCATCACTCACAAAATCACCAACGAGGTTGTAGAGACTATCGAATATGACTCCTACATCTCAGGACATCAAGAGTGGAATGAACAGCAGTGGTATAGGGTAGACTATCCTTCAACTGAATATATCATGACCTGGGAAGGAAAAAACGATTGACATATATCCCGATTCGTATATGGTAGGGATATAGACAGTGATTTGGAGTGATTCGTTATGATTGAATATACCGTAAAATTTTATGGAGATGGTATCAAGCATTGGTATCTGAATAACAAAATCCATCGTGAAGATGGACCGGCTATTGAATGGCCAGATGGTACCAAGTTTTGGTGTTTGAATGGCAAACTCCACCGTGAGGATGGTCCTGCTTGTGAATATGCAGATGGTGACAAGTTATGGTACCTG